GGAGGGCGCATGCGGCCCAAGTGGGCACCGACGTTACCATTAAACTGCGAAAGCAAGATAGGAGCAAGCTATGGAGGATGAACCACACGAGGTAGTGAAACTATTACTCGCACGGATGGAGAGCCACCCCGAGGAGTTTAGGCTTAAAGACCCGTCGTACCATGACCGGTGGTATAACCACATGAGCGCAATAAACACCTACGGAAACGAGGCTGACAAGGCTGCACTTGCTGCGAAGGTACGCGATATCCGCATGGGTGTAATCCACGAAGAGGTGATGGAAGAGTTGCTCAACGGTGAAGACCGCCGCCGCAAGGAAGAGGAAGAGCGCGAGTACGAGCGGCAAATGCTACGGCAGAGTGGGCTGGTGCAGCAGCAGAAAGCTTATGTTAGCCAGCTACAGGGGATGGTAGGTCAAGTTTATGGTGGCGGTGGCGGCGCTGGCGCTGGTATAGTGGGTAAGTCTTACACCCACGCAATAATGGACAGTTACGACTATGACCTTGATAGGTTACGGAACACTCCAACCGGCAGCATCACCAGCGCTCTACCCGTAGCTGATGGCGGGACTGACAGCACCATCATCAACCAAATTAAAAACATACTAAAGAAAGGAAAGTAGATATGGAGAACCTATTAGTAATAAGCATGGTTTGGCTTTTGGCGGTTGGGTTTGGGCTTGGCCTCTACATGAGCACTTATATAGGCCCATACAAAACCATCAAACGCGAGAACGAACAGCTCAATGCCGAACTACATAAACTAACGGACCGCGACGAGCGTGGCCGTTTCCGTGGAGGTAAATAATGACTGACGAAAAACGCCCAAGCATTATGATTGCCACCCCCATGTACGGGGGCATGTGCACGGGACACTATGTGCAAGGTCTGCTTATGACCATGGCTAAGATGCGCGAAGTTGGCGTCAACGTAGCGTGGTGTCAGATTATGAACGAGAGCCTTATCACGCGGGCACGTAACGACTTAGCACGGGTGTTCCTTGAGAGTGACCATGACTACCTCATGTTCATCGACGCTGACATCGGCTTCGACGGGGAGGCCATCGCGCACCTCATGCTGGCCGACAAGGACATCGCATGCGGCATCTACCCTAAGAAGGAAGTGAACTGGGATAGTGTGGAACGGGCTGCAAGCCTTGAAATTACCTCTAACCTTAAGGACTATGCCGGAGCCTTTGTGTTTAACATGGTAGGCACTGGTGACGTGCACACAGACGAGACAGGCTGCATCGAAGTCCGCCATGGCGGTACAGGCTTCATGCTAATCAAGCGGAAGGTATTCGAGCAGTTGCTACCGCACGTACCAACCTACCGTACATCGTCGTTTAAAAACGACAAAGGCGAATATGAGAAGCCTTTGACCCACGAATTTTTCGCCACCAGCATAGACGCCACAGGCGCGTTGCTAAGCGAAGATTACCATTTTTGCGAACTGTGGCGTAATCACGGTGGCAAAATACACGCCCACCCGTTCATCAAGTTGCATCATGTAGGCACGTATGTGTTTGGTGGTGACATCCTGAAGAGCGGCGGCAATCTTAAATGAAGGAGCAAGTAAAATGAGGAAGAAAGAAAAAGCAGCAGCAATCATCAAACTGCTGAAGAAGGGTATGACCCCCATGGAGATTACCCAGCGTATGGATGCAAGCTACAACTACGCATGGAAGCTGAAGAAGGACTTGGAGGCAGCGGCAGCTGCAACGGCAGAGCAAGCTATGAGGCCAGTTAAGGAAACCATCCTTAGTGTGGCCAATACTATGTTCCCCGAAGCTGGTGAGTATGTCGTAGTCGAGGGGGCCAAGTCTGCACAAGAGGTAGACGCAATCCTTAATCAACGTGCATCCACGTACGGAGCGTTCAAAGACGTGGCGCAGGTCGCGCAGGAAATGAAAAATGCAATTCGCATGTGTAACAACAGCGAGTTAGAGGATGACCAGATTGAAGCCCTCGACATGATAGCGAGTAAGATTGCACGTATTGTAAACGGTGACCCAAACCACACTGATAGCTGGGTGGATATCGCAGGATACGCGCAGCTTGTTGCTGACCGCTTGCAAGGTAATGTCCGGTGAGTGAACGTCGTTACCGTGATATGATTACGGCCATTGAACGGGACACGGCAGGCACGGGGGTGGAGTTTGACTTCACCCCTACGTCTAAGCACATAAAGGTGCGACTGCGTAAGGGCGGCACAGAGCGGCTTGTCGTTATGTCTACATCTGCTAGTGACCACAGAGCCATTATGAATAGAGCAAGGGACGTGCGCCGTGCCGTTCGTGAGCTAATAGGAGTATAACAGTGACAGCGTGGTCCTACAGCAGCATCAAGACCTTCGACCAGTGTCCGAAGAAGTACTTTCACCTAAAGGTGATTAAGGACGTAAAGGACGACCCCGGCGAAGCAGCTATCTATGGGACCGACGCGCACGAAGCAGCCGAGCATTATATCAAGCACGGCACTCCTATACCAGAGAAGTTCAGCATCATGCGACCCGTGGTGGAAGTGCTGGCTAAGGTTCCGGGCGAGAAGCACACCGAGTTGAAGCTAGGCGTCAGGAAGACGGATACTGGCTACGAGCCATGCGGCTTCTTCGATAAGGACGTATGGTGGCGCGGCATCGTCGATTTGCTAATCACGAACAAGACGACTGCCCACATGATTGATTACAAGACAGGCAAGAACGCTAAGTATGCGGACATGAAGCAGCTGGACCTGATGGCTGGCGCGGTGTTCGTGCACTACCCAGAGATAACTAAGGTTAAGTCGGGGCTGGCGTTTGTGGTGTCGAACGAGTTTCCGAAGAAGACGCACACACGTGAGCACTTGAATACGTACCTATCTGTGTTTGATAATCAGCTAGAACAGCTTGAGGCCAGCATGGATAATGGTGTATGGAATGCAAAGACCAGCCCGTTGTGTGGTTGGTGCCCAGTTAAAAGCTGCGAGCATTGGAAACCACGGAGGCATTGATGGCACGGAATTACAGGGCAGAGTACGACAAGTACCAAGGCACAGCGGAGCAGAAGAAGAACCGCGCTGCGCGCAATGCGGCCCGTGCCAAGATGATGAAGGCCGGTAAGGTCCACAAGGGCGATGGAAAAGACGTTGCCCACGTAAAAGCATTTGACAAAGGCGGCACTAACAAGACAGGGCTGCGCGTAGAAAGTAAGACCACCAACCGGTCGTTCCTCCGTGATAAGAAGGGTAACCTCGTGTCGGAGCGCAGCAAACGGGAACGCAAGAAGTAACCACGAAGGAGCACTCGTGCAGATAATTGATAACAAGGCGCTGCTAGTTACAGCGCCGAACGCACATACTATACCGGATTACATTGCGAAGAGTGCCCCAGTCGAGGGCGGAGCCGTAGCTGTACACTGGGGGCTACACGAGGCTACGAAGCTAGCCCAGCTTGGGTTCGACGGCGTGCCGTCCCCTATATTGCGCGACTATAACTGGACGGGTAAGTACTCGCCGTTCGACCACCAGAAAGAGACAGCTTCGTTCCTGTCAATCCGCAAACGCGCATTCTGCTTCAACGAGCAGGGCACAGGTAAGACGGCTAGCGTCATCTGGACGGCTGACTATCTGATGAAGAAGGGCAAGGTTAACCGCGTACTGGTGCTATGCCCGTTGTCGATTATGAAGTCGGCTTGGCAGCGTGACCTTTTCACCTTTGCTATGCACCGCTCGTGTAGCGTTGCGCATGGTGCAGCACCACAGCGTAAGAAGATTATCGCAGCAGGGGCAGAGTTCGTCATCATCAACTTCGACGGTCTTGCTATCGTGAAGGACGAGATAATTGCAGGTGGCTTCGACCTTATCGTGGTAGACGAGGCGAACGCATATAAGAACGTGCAGACCAACCGCTGGAAGATTTTCAGCCAGATTGTGAATGCCACAGACCCACGGCTCTGGATGATGACGGGTACGCCCGCTGCGCAGTCTCCGATAGACGCGTATGGATTGGCCAAGCTGGTTAACCCAGAGGGTTGCCCTAAGTATTTTACCGAGTTCCGCGCCGCAGTCATGCACAAGGTAACGCACTTCAAGTGGGCACCGAAGCCCTACGCATCCGAATATGTGCACAACATACTGCAGC